TCCTTGGTCCAGCATTAATCGGACTTGGACTGATAATCAAGTTCGTTTCGCCGATGGTTCTATTGGGTACAGCGGCGGGAATTCTCGCGGCGGCTGGTTTATTGATAGCGGCGAACTGGGAAGAGGTCGGGCCAGCCGTTGAAAAAGTGGGCGAGGCTGTAAAAACTCTTGCTGCCAATAAATTAGAGAGCATTATTCGTGATTGGATCTCGGAAGAAGATTTGCAAATGATGGATAAGTTCGAGCGACATCTCTCTAAATTTATTGACGACCTCATGAACGCGCCATGGGAAGCCTTAAAGCAGTTGGGATCGGATACGTGGGACGAGATTGCTGACGCCTTTGCTCGGATGGGCAGAGACATCTTGAAAGAATTTCCTGTTATTGAGTCCACAATTAAATTCCTAGGCGAGTGGTTTGAATGGTTGAAAGATCAAGCATCCGCCATGCTCGATGCCATCAGCATCGGGTGGGATCAGCTAACTCTTAATATCTCTAAAAGTGTTGACGCGATTATTGATGCCCTGGAAGCGGTTGGTACTGCCTATACGAAAATCAGTAACACCGTCAAAGAAGGGATTGGGCAGACAGGATTAAATATCTTCGGCTCAGAAGATATTTCGGAGACGCCGAAAGCCTTACAAGAAACCCAAAAAGCCATGGAAGATATTGCGGCGGCTGGGCGAACGCTTGGCAGCTTAGATGTCTTCGGTCGCGGAGCATCATTTGCCGATGAACGAAATAATTCAGGCCCAAGCACGCCTTCCGTCGAATTTCCGATACGCAATGCGACGGAGTTTGAGGCTGTACTAGAACGTATCACAACAGACCTGCAAGGCATTAAAGAACTCGATGCCATTATCTCGTCTTTTGATCTGACCAAGCTCGATGTCCAGGCGATGAGTCCTGGCGATTTTCAAGCGATCATCAGCCAATGGCGCGATCTTTCTGCGGCGGTCGAAGCTGTTGTGCGACACATGGGCGACGGTATGAACCAAGAGACGAAAACCGCTCTGGATAAAATGGTCAACAAATTTATTGCATTCCAAAATATTGTGGTCACAAATAGCATTATTCCTGACACCGCCGCCGCCATAAATAAAGAATGGAAAAGTGGCCTTGCCACCATGGAAGGAACAACGGAAATTTCTCTCAGGAAAAACATAGAGAGGTTTACGCTTTTTTCAAAAAATATGAAATTAGAATTGAACAAAGGAAAAGCGGAAGAGGGCTTTAAGTTTTTTGATTTTATTGATTACGAACTGGCTACGGCTGATATAGACCCAGCTTTAAAGGCATCCCTTTTAAATCTTGTCGCAAAGATTAAGGAAGTGTTTGGTGGGCTGGGCGAAGAAATTTCTAAATTTATTCCATTAAAAATGTTGAAAGAACAGCTAGCGGAACTGGAAGCGGGAATGATTGCAACCGCGAACAGTATTAAGCCATTGATTACTATATGGACGGAATATTATGCGGCTGTTAATAGGATTAATGCATCCAATATAGCCCTTGGGGGTTTCTATGACGATCTCCCAGATAAAATCGCGGCAACAACAAATGCATTAGTCGCATTTCAATTAGCTTTCGACCAGGATCTTGGGAGTGACAAGGGACTCTCTGAAGAACAAATTAAAAAAAGGGTAGCAACTATCGAAAGTTTTCAAGAACAACTCAACAAATTAAAAGATACCGAGGCACTTGAGGATGCCTTTATTGGACTTGGGCAAACCTTGAATTCTTCACTGACTGAAATGGTCTCCGGCGTTCTGCGTGGAACCCAGACGATGAAGGAAGCCTTCAGAAATATGGTTCAGAATATTCTCTTAGCGTTGGCGAATAAAGCTCTAACGAATGCGATAACTGCGATCTTTGCAAAGGTCGCCGAGGCGGCTACACAAAGTTTTGGCGGTAGTGGCTTCGGAGCAATTTTTAGCGGCATGTTCGGCTCGGGCAAAGGCGGGTCGACAGCCGGTGGCGTTTTAGGGTTGGCCCTTAATGCTGGCGTATCTGGCGCCCTTGGCGGTGCTGGCGGCGGTGGCGCTGGATCACCTCCTCCGTTGCATCTGGCGTCGGGCGGGCCATTGGACGCGGGGCAATTGTCGATGGTCGGGGAACGTGGCCCTGAACTCTTTATGCCCAAAACAGCCGGGACGATTATTCCCAACCATGCCTTAATGAACCGAGAGCCTAAAGTTGAAATTAATATTATCAATAAAAGCTCGGCACAAATTACCAATAGCGAGTCACGCGACGGAATGCGGCGACGCATTGACATCATGGTTGTCGATGCCATCCAGCGCGATTTAGCCCAAGGCGGGAAAGGCAGTCAGGCTATTGGGCAAACCTTTGGATTGAATCGTTCAGGAGTGCGGCGCTAATGGCCAGCGGTATTGGATGGCCAGCTGGCTTAATCAATGTCATTCCTTTGCGGGAAGGCTTTGAGCAAACCAGCCCGAACAATGTGATCCGCCAAGACATGGACGTAGGACCAGCCAAAATTCGGGCACGGTCGACCTCCGGCTACCGACAACAAAAAAACATGATAATTGTGACGGCGGCAGAACTGGCGATCTTCATCACCTTTTATGAAGTTACGCTTTCATACGGCGCCTTAGATTTTACGTGGGATGATCCGATTACCGGCTCAACCTTTACGTATCGATTTAAAGAGCCGCCGAACTGGGAATCGTTTGGCATTGATTACAAAGTCAATATGTCGATGGAATATTTGGCGGTCTAATGCCTCGCACGTTGTCAGCCACAGCCGCTCAAGCGATTTTCTCCCAAGAGACAACCGAAGAATTTATCATGCTGTTACAAATTACGCAGGATCAATTATTGGGCGACATTTTTTTAGCGGGGTATCGTGAAAACATAACGCATAATAGTAATGAATATCTCGCGGCAGGGTTTAGAATTGTGTTGCCACAAGAACGAGATGATCGGCCTCCAGAAGTGACGCTCGAAGTGGATAACGTGGACAGGGCGATTGTCGAATCTGTGCGGGTCGCCACAGTGGCGCCAATGATTACGCTTACGGTGGTCTTACTCTCGACGCCCGAGACGATAGAGGCAGGACCGTTTGATTTCACCTTGCGGAGTGTGGAGTGGGACAGTTTAACCGTCCGTGGGCGTTTAGTGTACGAGGCGATTTTAGATGAACCATATCCGGCAGGGACGTTTAGTCCTACGGAGTTTCCTGCATTATTCGTTATCCCATTAATGATAAGTGGATTACAGTATCTCCTGTAGATATGTCTGTGCCGTCCTGGGTCTCTCAATATGTTGGACTTCCCTTTTGTGAAAAAAATGCTGACAAGCAAACGGGTTACGATTGCTATACCTTTGCGAAATTGGTGCTGTTTGAGCAATGCCGCATCGCCATTCCCGACTATATGGCCAGCTATGCCAATAGCCATGACCGGCAAGCCATTAAGGACACGTTCTATTTTACATTGGACGTGCGAGGTCAACAGGCAAATTATACCGACGCAGAGGTTGCGGAACGTGGCTGGGAACGGCTGGAGCGGCAATGGATAAAAATCGATGAACCCTATCAGGAATTTGATCTGGCGTTTTTTTCGTTATTTGGTTCAATCCATTGCGGAATCATTATTGATGCGGAATTTCTTTTGCATGTGTTGAAAGGAACCGATGCCTGTCTCGCACGATATCGCAGCCTCCTCTGGAGAAACCGTCACCGAGGAACCTACCGACACGAATCCCTCCGTCCGCGTTGAAGTCTTACCGCATCCCTTTTCTGTTCAACGAGAAACGTATCACCTTGTTCCCAATGGGTCCATCAGGGAATTATTAACCGAAATTGGGCTAGCGAACAGACCGACGATGCGTTATGCCATTTGCATCGATGGCGTGCCTATCGCAGAAGATCAATACGAATGGCTGGCCCCTACCGCGAATGAAGTGGTCACGATTCGCAGCTTGGCCCGTGGTGGCGATGGAAAAAATATTGGATTAATTGTTATAGGGACATTATTAATTGCGGCTTCATTCTTTCTTGGACCGGCTGGGCCTTATGTGGCCGCATTTGGCTTCTCTCTATTAACGACTGGCCTTGCGGGGTTGATTGCGCCTGCCCCGCCGAAACTAAATGAAAATAAAGGCAATGCCGATCCCTTAGTCTCTACGATTACCGGATCAAGAAATACTGCCAATCCGTTCGGCGCCATTCCTCGTATTCTTGGCTACCATAAAATTTACCCGCCCTATGGCGCCTTGCCCTATACCGAAGTGTTCGACAATGAACAATATATGCGGCTGTTGTTTATAAATGGCTATGGGCCATTAGAAATCACCGACATTAAAATAGGTGAGACGCCTATCGATGAGTTTTCAGACGTGGACTACGATGTGTTTGAAGGTCGACCCGCTGACGGAGCACCAGTCTATTACACCAAAGCGGTCGACGAGGAGACGTTCAATATTTTGCTGGTTGCAGGTGTCTGGAATACACGCACGACCTCCGTCGATTGCATAGAGATCGTCGTTGACATTGTCTGCCCGACTGGGTTGATTTGGATTCAGGACGATGGCGACCGGAAATGGGCCTATGTGGTGATGGAAGTGGAATATTCTGTCGCCGGTGCGGAGTCATGGTCAACACTGGAAAATTTCACGATTGCCGCGATTACCACATCATTACTCCGGCGATCCGCACGCCTCACTGTTGCGAAAAATCAATATGATGTGCGTGTCAGACGAACAAATGTCGCGCCAAACCATGGGACCTTTGACGAGGCACGATGGACAGTGCTCCGTAGCGTGACGTTCACGGCTGGCGGCAGCCCTGTGGATACCACAAAAAATCTTTCCATGATTTCTATGCGTATTCGTGCCACCAATCAATTGAACGGCGTCATTGACCAACTCAATGTGATGGCGAAATCTTATCTGCAAACCTACAACGGCGCAACATGGGTTGAAGCCAAGAGCAATAACCCAGCCTGGTGCTTTGCTTCGGTCTTAACCGATGCCGCCAATGAAAAGGCTGTCTCCACGACCAGGCTTGATGCGGACGGATTAAAAGACTGGGCCGATTGGTGTACGACTAATGGCTTTTATTTCAACAAGCCCATTGCAGAAAAAACGACCGTCTTTGCCTTGCTGAAAGAAATCGCCTCGGCAGGTCGGGCGTCCTTTTATATGAAAGATGACCTCTATTCCGTGATTCGAGATATCGGGCAAAGCGTGCCGGTTCAACATATCACGCCACGCAATTCGTGGAATTATTCAGGGACCAAGATTTTCAATGACGGCATTCATGCGGCCCGCATAAGCTTTGTGGATGAGGCGAACGAATTTTTACAAAATGAACGCTTGGTCTATGCCGATGGTTACTCGATTGTGAATGCGACCAAGATTGAAGCCCTGGCCTTCGGTGGCGTCACCGATGCCGAACAAGTGTTCAAATTGGCCCGTTATCATATCGCGCAATTAACCCTTCGGCCAGAAGTGCATACGGTCATGATGGATATTGAAAATCTGGTGTGCTCCCGTGGTGACTTAGTGGCCATGGTGCATGATGTGCCGAAATTTGGCCTCGGGCAAGGACGAATTACGGCATTAAATATGTCGGGAGCCAATATGACCGGCGTGGACTTCGACGATGTGTTCACTATGGAATCGCCACCGAAAATCTATGCTGTGCGAATGCGAAAAAAAGATGGCGTCTCGCTTTTAGTTAATGTGGATACGGCGGTGGGAGATAATTATTCGGTGGTCTTTTCTAGCGCGATCCTTGATGGCAATCCGATGCCCGAAGTGGGCGACCTGATTATGTTCGCCGAACAGCTTTCGTCGACCGTGCCAATGATCGTGAAAGCAATTGAACCGGCGGCAGACCTGACGGCCAGCATTTCATTCGTCGACGCCGCGCCAGGCGTATTAACTGCTGCCGATGGGGCCATTCCTGCCTTCGATCCCCATATCACACAACCGGCAATCGCGACGCGGCGTATTCCCCCGACACCAGAAATTATCTCGATTATTTCTAACGAGTCGCTGATGTCTCGTCGGGCAGATGGGTCGTTGATTACGCGATTAGGTGTGGGATTATTTGTGCCTGGAAATACACGGCTCGTGGCTGATTATTTTTTCCAGTTGCAATGGCGCATTAACGGCACTACAAACCCGTGGCTCTCGTCGCCACTGGTGCCCGCCGATCAAGGCATGGTGATCGTGGATCAGGTTGATGACAACACTCAATATGAAATTCGCGCTCGGACGACCACCGGACAAAGTCTGCATTCGCCCTGGACGGTGCCCGTTGCCCATACGATTGTCGGAAAAACCAGCTTGCCGCCAGACGTGACCACGCTCTTTGTGAATGTGCAAGCCGACGGCACGCGGGAATTTGTTTGGACGCTGGATAACCCGCCACCAGACCTCGATGGGTTTGTTATGAAATTCAAGGCAGGCGGGAGCGGGACGTGGGCGAATGCGGCGGTTTTACATACCGGCGTCATTAAGGCCAGCCCGTTTGAAACGAACCAGTTGGCTTCTGGCCAATATACCTTTTTAATTAAAGCAGTGGATACGGCAGGCAATGAGTCACAAAATGCCAAAGCGGTGATTAGTACCATCGGCGATCCTCGGCTTGGTGGCGCCTTAATTCAAATTAATTGCCAGGCATTAGAATGGCCAGGTGTCAAAACCGATTGTACAGTGGATCAAAACACGTTGTACCTGGAGGCCAACGGCACCAAGACATGGGCCGACTTTGCCACCGATGCCATTGAGTGGGTCGACTGGACAGGAGGATTCAACCGTGTGCCGGAGAACCCGATTCAATATGAACATGGCGGCATCGACGTGGGCGCCATCGTGTCGTTTACGCCATTGGTGACATTTCAAGGCAGAGGCACGCCAACCATCACCGAGGCGCATTCGGATACAGATTCAGGCTATTCGTCGTTTGCGGCGATCACTGGCCCCATTACGGCGCGATGGTTCAAGATCCGCGTGTCATTAGCGGATACCGAGCCACTGTTCGAGAATCTAATTATTATTGCTGACGCGAAAGCCCAGACCGAAGACCTGATCGATGTCGACATGACCACGCTCACGGGATCAACTGGTGATCGGACGCTCAATCTGAATAAAAGTTTTTCGGTGATTACGTCCGTCGCAATTGCCTTACAGAATGTGGGCGCGGGTTGGTCAACGGAAATTATTAACAAAAACAGCACCGGCCCGAATATCAAAGTATATAACGGGAGCGATGTGTTATCCGATGCGACCATTGACGTGGTCGTTCGTGGCATTGCGTAAAAGGAGAATCCAATTATGAGCACGATACGTGGTAGAAAATTGCTTGCGTGGAGTAAGCATGTCATCGCTCGTGATGCGTATACTTGCCAATTTTGCCTGACCCAGAAAGATGTGATTGCACATCATGTCCATCCAAAAGAAATTTACCCAGACCTTTCCCTTGTTATGGAAAATGGGTTGACGTTATGCCGATCATGCCATAGTCAATATCATAACCCTCCAGAAAAGCATCTCGGGAAAAAATTATCTGAAGCCGCAAAGAAGAAGGTTGGAGATGCTGCTAGAGGAAGGAAGGATTCGCCGGAAACGAAAGCCAGAAAGACGTTAGCGCAAATAGGGAACAAGCATTCGTTAGGATATAAGCAAACAGAAGAGCATAAACGGAAAATAAGTGAAGCACAAAAAGGGCGAAAGAAAACAAAAGAACATCTTGCAAAAATAGGTTTAGCAATGAAGGGCAAGCCGTGGACTGAGGCAGCTTACGCCGCACGCGGATTATCCAGAAAGGAAAAGGTGTAACCGTGTCAACTTGGCCCAGCGGTGGTGCCGTGCCCACCACGAATGTTAATGAAGCGACGGACGATCCCAGCTTGGCACGGGCCAATATTAAAACCTCGTTCGATACCATTAACAGTATCTTAACGGCATATGGCGCGAATGACGGCGTCGCAACCTTGACCTCATGTGGCGATGTGCCGCGCTCACAATTAACTCATTCCCTATCAGATACCGGAGGAGCCGTGACCGGACCGATCACGTTAGACGCCGATCCCACGGCCAATCTTCATGCCGCGACGAAACAATATGTGGATGGTGCCATTGCCTCGCCAGCGCCAGGGGAATTGGATCTGAATGCGGCAAAACTAATATGCGATGCGGACGCCGATTCGTGGATTCGCGCAAGCGCCGACGATGTGATAGACATTGCGCTGCTTGGCCAGAATATCTTTCAGTTTGATGGGGCGACCGCAGGAGGCGCCTTGGCGAATGGGGTCAAGTTTACGGCGACATTAACAGCTGGCCTGCCGACAATCGAAGCCTATGGCACAGATGCGACGATCCACTTAAACTTAAAACCAAAAGGTGCCGGCTCGGTTTTGGTTGGTGGTTTTTTCATACATCACACCGGCGAAGACTGGGAATCGGCAGAGCAAACATTGACAGCGGCAACATTAACAACCGTTGCCCATCCGTACTCTGTTGTGCCTAAAGAGGTGCGAGCGATTTTACGCTGTAAGACCGCAGAGTTAGGGTATTCAATTGGTGATGAATATAGGGTCGGCGATATCCATACCAATGATTTTGTTGCTGGCATTGGGATTAGTGCCGATATAACCAACGTATATGCCTCCCAAAATTCAACAAGTGTAAATATTCAGCGGAAAAACCCAACGATCGGCGATATTGTCGCGATTACCCGAGCCAATTGGAAACTAGTCTTTCGCGCTCGACAATCATAAAAAGGCCAAAAAAAATGCGGTCGCCGAGTGACTCGACGACCGCAGTGAAAAGATTAACTGGCAGGCAATCCGTCTTCATAGACACTAATATAGTGGGTATCATAATCAGTGATTGGCCAAACGGATGCCCCTATTCCTAACTTGAAGTGATGGGTTTCCCCTTCTTTAAAGTCTGCCTCTAAATAATGCCATCCAGTCCCCACGCTTAATCCACAAAGCATTTCACCCAATGGATCTCGCCCCATGCCCACTTTCCCTAACCCTGGTCTCACGTTAAGCGTGAGCTTTTCGCCGGTGTCCAAGCGCCCAACCATCTTATCGTTGAGTGAGACGGCGAGATAGCAGCCGCCTCCTAATAAGCCCTGGTCACGCACAAACACGACGGTTGATTTATGCAATGGGTCAACTTCCTTGTCATAGGACACGCGATAAAACGGGATTTCTGTCGCCTCATGTAATGGCGTGCGTGTGGTACTACAGGCCGATAATAAAAGTCCGATTAATAAAATAAGAATAGGATTATTTAGTCCGAAAAGTTTCCCGAGATAAATGTTCATGGTGTTTTCTCTTCCTGCCACGTCTTCTTTCCAGTGGCTTTTTTTCTTTTATGTGAGGCCTTCAGCGCCTTGGATATCCGTTTCCGCGTAAGTTCCGAAAGCCGCTTTTTATGATTGCCTCCTTTCCTGTTATGAGCTTTTTTGGCTGGACCGTTGGTTATGTCGGTCTCTACTAGGCTGCGATCTTGATTCGAGGAAACAATTTCCTTTAAAACTTTTCGCATGACCTGTTCCCATAACTCTGCCTCGGTGCGGCAATTGTCTCCCTGGTTAAGCCGGTGCAAGAAATCAATCACCCCATTCAATCGAACAAACTGACTTTTACTGATGTATCCACTGTTCATGGTGAAAATCCTTTCATGTGTAAAGATTAAAGAGTTTCGTCATCATAAGATCTTGGCTATGTAAAGTTGCTTGGCTTGTCCCTCCTTTCCTGTTGTTGAGCGCATAACGCCAGAAAGCATTTCCGGCATAGGTCATGCCCAGGTATCCACCGGCTGCGCCCACGATTGCGAGGCGCCTGCCGTGGGTTTTTCTTGGGATGCACATAGACCTGAATCCTTTCCCCGCATTGGACGCAATAATGGTTGGCATTTTTTCGTTTCGTGGTGGTCATTGTTTTACTCTCCCATGTTATGGAGCCTTTACCGGCCATGGCTTATTTTCGTGTATGGCTCGCCATAAGGCTCGCACTAATCGCCATTCTTCCAAAAGATCTCCACGCCGAGAGGTTGCATGTTGTTCCAGATACTTGATCCGCGTATCGACGGCCAGTTGGAATTCCTCACTCTTCGTCACACTTCTTCCTCCTCTTCGCTAAAGACTTCGTCTTGGCAATTTTGACAGAGGCCGCTAATGGCGAACTCTTTCCGAGACAATGCATCGTTAAATGCATTGGGGTCAATGGCATTCTCGCAGATTGGGCAAAGGCCCCGTTCGACGCTTTCGACTTCTTTGCCGAAGCCTGCCTGTCGCATAATGTCTTTGTTCATGATCGTGGATCCTTTCTTGAGGTAAATGATTTGATGAATTCTGGCAGAGAGGCCTGGGGTTGATCTTCACTCTCTGGCGCGCCATCCCAGACGCTGAAGCCCTGCCACTGACAGTAGTCACATTCAAAACAAACGATGCCTAACTTGGGCGAGGTTTCGGTCATTTCATAGTTGTGATCGGCAAGGCAACAGCATCTTGGACAGTGCATGGCTTATTCCTCTTGTTTTCCAATCCCGCAATGGCCGAGATTTTTCTTACAATAGAAAAAGCAGTCAGCGTCATACCATTCGTAGTAGTTGATCCGGCACCAGGTTTCTCGTGCTAATGTGACCTTGCGGCAACATGTGGTTTTCACCACATCGCCACGCAATCGAGGAAACGCCTTGCAGGTCGGCCCTTCTTGTTGATTAATAACGGTTGGGATGCAAACATGTAGATCTGGGCTGGGATGGTAGCAAGGCATTAGTTTCCTCCTTCGGTGGCTTTTGCTAGATTTGTTAAGTAGGTAATAACCTCTTCATCCACAAAAAGAATCCCACGTTCAGGTGCCGGGATATTGAAAACCTTCCTGAAGGCGTCGGTCTTAATGTGAATGATTGTGCCCGTGCGGTCGGCGTCCTGTAGCTTGAGTGTGGCTCCATTCGCAATTCCTGCATTCTTGCAGCCTATGAGAGCAATATAGCCTTGGTCTTTTTTCTCTTGGTCAGATGGGCAGAGGCTCCAGCCTGTTGTGGTTTTATGCTCGAATTGGTCTCGCAGGCGCCTATCGAACAGTAGGCTTCCCGTGTCGAACAGTTTCCCACAGACAAGACACACGTTTTGCTCTAGTGTGACATAGGATTTGTTCATAGCTTTCCCCTTTTCAGTATTCGCCTACAGCCTTGGCAATAGCGATAGGGCGTCCCCTGGCGCCACCGGAAATGGGTGCCACTTTTTCGTTTTTGGCACATATCGCAATATGGTCGACGATAGCGGAGGTCGACCGTCCGGTTCTCAATAACAACTTCGTTGCCTTGTATTGGCCCCGTGAAGAGCCAGCCGTAATCGACCCATTCGTAGCGCCTATCTTTTATAGCGATGGCTTTGGGAATATATTTGGATTCGCCGCGTTCAAGCCGCAATAACTCTTTCCGAGTAATGTGCTTGCCTTCCAAGATTGCTTTTATGGTAGACTTGTTCGGGTTGTTCATGGTGTTTGTTCCTTCGAGAGGGGAGTCGGGTTAGACGTACCGGCTCCCCTCTTGTTATTTGTGGGATGTGGTCTTAATTAAAATCGATGTGCATTCCTTATCTTTTAGTCCAAAAAGTTTTTATTGGTGATTGTCCTGAACCTCTGCCAGCGTTGTAGGTGTCCAATACAGATCACACTCCACGCCGTTGGCAACGAGTTCGGCGATACTGATATAACCCAGTTCGGCGTTCTGTCGGTCACCGTTCAAAATGGCCCAGCCGAAGCACTGCACCTGTTCATTCAATTCCAGGTCCCGCTCTAAAATGTACCAGTCGCTACCGCCGCAGAAATAATGCAGATAGGCAATGGCCTTGTCACCTTTGCCTTCCTGTTCATACGGTTTTGGCATGGCCAAAATTCTGGCCTCTAACTCAGTGAGCAGGTTTTTGATAAACAGGCCTTCTTCTCCGGTGCTAGTTTCCTTGACGGTCTGCCACTCAGCGAGAGGCAGAAAATTCCGCAAGGTATTTAGAGTTTCATCAAATTTGTTTGTCATGATAGTTGTTCCTTTGCAAAAATGACTGGATATTTTAAAAATGAGAGCGCGGTCTGATAATCGCGCTCGTGAGCAAAAACTAAATTGCCGTCTTCGTCGAGCAATTCATTCAACGCATGAACGACAAACATCCACGGCAATTCTTTTATCATCCGCTTAACATTGATTAATTCATGTGCGGTAATAGCTTTTCTCGCCATGGTTATACCGTCAATCAGATAATAGGCTTTGCTGGTCATGGTGTTTTCCCTTTCATCGAACATCGACCCACTGCATGCAGGTCTGCAATAGGTTGTTATAGTCGCCGCTCATTGCTTCTTGCATGAAGGCGTCAATCTGATCTTTTGGAATGTCGTGTTGCTTCAAGGCCCGTTGCATGAGGCCGAGCAAGTTAAAGGCGTTGCCATCTTGGCCGACTAACTCAACGGTGATTTCTGGATAGCGTGGGGTCATGGTGTGATCTCCTTTTGTCATTTTGTGGTGTAGGTGATTTATTTCGTTACTCACAAAAGTTTTTTCCGAGATGGTCGCTAACCACTTCAATTGTTGCAACGGTTCTGATTGCAATCTTTTGTAATGGATACGTGGTGGTGTTGACCAATTCCACAATGGCCGCTTTCGCCTCCTCGACCGTTTTGAATTTCTTATCAAGCCGTCGATGGTGTATTGACCATCTTGGCTCCACAAAATAATCGCAAGGATAAGGATGTCGCTCTATATAGACAACGATAAAATACGTTCGTTGTTTTCGGTATTTCACGAGGTTCGTCATGGCGAGTTCTCCTTTCTTTCTGTTAAATATTCATAA